TTTTTGGAGCTGGTGACAGGAGTTGAACCTGCAACCCACTGATTACAAATCAGTTTTATTTTACTATTTATCGATAAAAATTCAAAGTTTGTTAGTCTTACGTTAGCTTATCAAGCTTAAAAATTCAGCTTTTCAAGTTTTGATTGCATGTAAAAATAACCCATTTTGTGTCGTTTTACAATGCGGTTATCTTCCGCATGACCAACTCATACTCTTTCGGGTATGCAAGCTTTATGGCGCTCATGTGCTCATCAAGCACTGCCATCAAGCCTCCAAAGGGCGCGGCGCTGGCAGCTTCCACGAACTCGCTTTGCGGATTTGCTTTTGTGGAGTATGCCTCCGGGTACGACGTGGGAGGCAGCGCTTGAGTCTGCATTTCTGCCGGTGCCTGCTTTTCTTCCAGTTCATTTCTCACAGTGCAGAGGGCGGCAAGCTTTTCCACGCTCTGCCAGTCAGTGGATCCGCATTTCAGCTTGTGGATATGGGTGTTGATCTCGTCGATGTCCATACTTGCCGCCCTCCTCACTTATGCATTGCGCAGAATGTCCGCTGCGCGTTTGTAAGCGTCTCGCTCTGCGCCGGTGGCGTCCTGCATCATGTCCTCGATGTCAGAGATCATGCGCTCACGGCCATCCGTGCGGGAGTAGTGTCCGCGCACATAGTGACGGCCACGGTTGGCGTAGCTGTTGCCCCGGTTGTAACCGTTTCCGGCGTCGCGGCTGAAGGATCCACGCATGTCAGCTTCCCACTCGCCCGCACGGCTGTGCTCGCCGCCCTCGCAGTAGTCCTCGATGCGGTGGATGTCCAGAATGATGTCCACGATCTCGCCGATCATCTCAACATCGCCCGGGGATCGGTTCTTTTTGTCGGTCAGCTCCATGAGCTCGTCGCACATCTCATCCTTCAGGTGATTCAGTTTATCCAGCATGACTTTATCTCCTTTCTTATGCTACCCGCTCAACGATCAGATTGCTATTGGCGATGCTGACAGTCTGGGTACTAGTGTTTTTGAGCGCCACGGTGACGCAGCAGCCGCGCGGCACCTCGATGAAAGCGGCCACGAAAACGTTGAAGTAATTTTCGACTGCCGCCGGGGTGACAATGGCTGTCGCACTGGTCAGCGACTCACCGCTGACAGCCAGCGCCACGGAAATGGGTCCCACAGTACCGCCGGTGGGAATGGCGATATTGCCGCCAAAGCTTACCTTAAAGCGCGCTTTGCATTGATTGGTCAGGCCTCGCAGAGTCACGAGGCCGCTGCCCTCACGGTGCATGATGCAGGCGGGGGCTTTCACGGCGGTTTCGGTCAGGGGAAGGTTTTCACCCGCCGCCACGATGACGGTGTTGGAGTTGCTAAATTCGGCCATTTTATCGGCTCCTTTCATCAAAAAACGCCGGGACTTTTGCCCCGGCGCTCTGGTTTGCAAAATCAGCTCAGGGGCTGAACATTTTGATGTGGGCATTTCCATTTTGGAAACAACCACTCAAAAAGCTGTCGTGATTCGGTTATGCGCAGCTGCCTCAGCCGGACGGCTCCCGCAAAATCGTCCCCGTCAAGGTGCTGGCCGTCACCGAGCTGTACGGCGACAGCCACCCAGGCTATAACGCATGATAGGCAATCTCCAGAAGCCTTAAAATCAAAAAAGCCCCGATGCTCCAAACAGAGCACCGGGGCTTTTTACGTCTCACGCTGGATGCGCGGGAGACTGGCCAGTTGTACAAATATCCACCCTAATGCGCTTCTTCGAGAGGCCGGGTGGATTTGTTGAGATTATTATACCACAATCCGTGCAAAAAGAAAAGCCAGCGGGCAAACATTCCTCCGCTGGCTCTCTGTACACATTTCTCCGAAGTGTGTGTACTCTACTTCGGACGGTACAAATAGTATATCACATATCCAGCATTTTGTCAATGCTTTTTAGCCGGTAGCCTATCGCCGTCCGGCTGTAATGTGTCTGTGTCGCAATGTCCGGCAGCGGAAGCCGCTCAACGTACCGCAGTAAGGCTATCTTACGGTCTACCCTCCCAAGCGGTGCGTTTTTGATGGCTGCGGTCATCTGCTGTCGGTCAAGTCCTTGCAGGCACAGTGGCAGCACTACGCGAGCCGCTGCCACAGGCAGCACCGAGCCAAAAAGGCTGCGGCAGCTGTCCGGCGTTGCGCACCATATTGCCAATGACGGCAAAATGGTATGTTTTCGTAAGGCCGCGAAAACGTGCGCAGACCATTTTCGTGATGTGCCGAAATTGCTCTTGTACGGCGTACATTTTGTTGACGTCAACAAAATGGTGGTATGTAGTGCTTGCCATGATAACCTCCTTACTGCTTTTCCAATGCCGCTTTCATACGATCGAAGAAAAATTGAATCACTACCCCGATGGTCTCATCGGTGATAGCCCAGCTGATGAGCCTGCCGTATTTGCTGGTGCTCAGGGCAGCACGAAGCATCTTGACGACCCACGCCTTGCGCTCTGCGCCGCGCTTTGTTCCAAGGATTTCCTTCTCCGCCTGCTCGATGAGGTCCAGCACCAGCGGCTTTACCGCTGCGCCATAGCCCAGCCGGATGCAGCCCAGGGCATAAAAGATAAAGCCGCCCAGCATGAGCACGAGGGCCATAGGGGCGGGGATGACGCCCAAAATGTTATTGATTGTTGCCATGTATTACTCTCCTCTCTCTTTTTCGAGGTCTGCAATGCGGTGGTTTGCCGCCTTCATTTGTTCTTCAAGCACCGGGATGCGCTGGGCAAAATCGTTGTGTGTCCGGACTTCCCGGGTCAGCTCGTCCAGCTTAGTGTCGGTAATGGCCTGCTGTTTTTCTAGTTTGGCGTCCATGTTTTGAGCGGCCCTGCTGTTAGAGATAAGCACGCCGATCAAGCTCAGGCCGCCGGTGATAATGGCTACGATGATTGCTTCGCTCATGCACCCTCCCGGAGACGGGTCAGGCCCTTCTTGCGGATGATTTTCGGGTAGTTAAGGGTAGTGACGTTGAGGTCTACGTCGCCGGAGATGCCCGGCACAGCGCCCTCGCTGGTGTGCTGGTGAGCGTTGTAGTGGTAGCCGACGGCGGGGGTGTGCCCGGTTGTATCGGACAGCCAGACGTCCCAACGGTTTGCCAGGCGGCCCATGTCCAGCTCCATGTTGGAGTAGTGGGTGTAGGTGTACAGCTGGGCATAAAAGCCCATCTTTTCCACCTGTTCCAGCGCGTAGGCGGTCAGGTTGGTGAGGTCGAGGGTGCTCATGGGCTTGAGCTTGTTTTCCTCCACGTCCACCGCGAGGGGCATGGTAAGCTCCTTGCCGTAGACCGCCTGCCGCACAAGGGCAAGCTCTGCATCGGCCATCGCTTCGCTGGTGGCGTAGGTGTAGTAATACACGCCCACGTCCAGCCCGGCAGCTTTGGCGTTGCGGTAGTTGGTCTCAAAGGTCGGGTCGATGTACAGGCCGTCCGACCGCTTGGAGAGTTTGCGGTTGGTGCTCACCGTCTTGAGCATGACGCCCTTGTAGCCAGCCGCTTTGACCTTGCGCCAGCCGTCGAGGGTGATTTTGCCCTGATACCGACTCACGTCGATGTAGCGGTAGGGTGGTGCGCCCTCCCAGCCGGGAGGAGCAGCGCTCCGGGTGTCCACCGTGGACACCGGGTCAGAGGTAGAGACATCTGCCGCCCGAGAAAGGGCGGAAAAGAGAGAAGCGAGGAAGCTGAGGATGGTGTGCAGCATTTTAAGACTCCTTTTTGTTTTTAAGGTTAGATAAAGCTTCCTTTAGTTAATGTCATAGGTGGAATCATGCTTTGGCTCTCTTGCTAAACCTTCAACACTGTTTAATGTGTGAATATTGATATAGGTTTTATCACCATCGCCTTCTTCGCCAAATAGTAAAGTTTTAGATGTCGTGCCATCAGGGCGATGTATTCTACAATTTATAAGTCTGCAGCGTATACCGTTATAGCAAATAGATGGTCTAATAGCTCCAGTAAAATATTCTACAGACCAAAAAAACACAACATTTGTCGCAAAAATCAAACCATATCCGCGGTTATCATTATTAGGGTTAAAAAAACACCGAAAATACGAATCAATGTATGAGTTTGTTACAAACACAGACGTTGCATCAACATAAATTCCGATACTTTTGTTATTGTAACTTGAATACGTAATGAACGGATGAACCTGTTCCATGTGCGTGATTCCTTTGACATAAGCAAATGTGCAAAAGTTCACTGCATTGATATGTTTCCATTTGCTATCAGCGACATCAATTTTGAGTGCCGTTCGAACAACCCCATCGTCGTTTCTTGAGCGAAGTAGTATTTTATAAAATTCTCCTCCACCGGTTTTGCACCAAATGCCATATTTTGCTGGGTCGTTCACTTGCAAATCTTCAAAAGTCATTGCGTTTATATTTTTTGATACCACAATGCAAGATTGAGCCTTTCGTTCGCCGTCCAGAATGCACCTTCTAAATACACCGCGGAAGCGGTTGTTGGTTTCGCAATCTATAATAACGAGTGCTGTAGTATCTTGTAGTGCCTTAATGATTGCATAATTAAAATCTACATCCATCACGCCTAGCACTGATATTGGGCTTGAGACTCCATAGGTCTTTCTGGGAAATTCAATGCTTTCCTTGTTAGCCGAACAATATTTCATCATTTTGTTTAATGCTATTGTATCGTCATCACCATTCCCAATCGCACCCCAAAATTCGGGTCGGCACTTATTGTATGGGGTTTCAAAAGTCAGCATTGTTCCGTTTTTCGATAGTATATGGTTTATTCCGTTATATGCAGTAAATTTGTTAATTACCTTTTCCCATTTGCACTCAATATAATCTGTTCCATATTGCACGTCTCTATCATAGAGCATTGGTTGGATGGTAATGTCAACATAGGTATCTGCACGTATTGTGTACCACAAATACTTTGTTTCTTCTGACGACGTAAAGCTACTATCGAAATCAACAGAATAGCTATCTGACCTTAATGACATTGTTACATTGCTTGGGGTGGAAGTATAGTATCTACCAGAGCGAAAATGAGCGTCTGAATACTTAAATGTACAAACACCATTTGAAGGAGTTCCAGTTAATCTTAAAGAACCATCTGTATTTTTATGAATAATCAATCCGGAAATTTTAACATCATTGGATAAATCTATTGCATTTGGAATTGCCATGTTTGCATTAGTATGATATGATTCTTGATTTGTGTATACAGTATATGGGTTCTCTGCGTAAAAAGTATCAGTTGGCAATGTTTTAAGGCATAAACACAAATTGGATAAATCTTCCTTTAGCTGCCCAACCGCTGCACCCGTGGCTTTGGCGTCAGCGGCCTTGCCGGAGAGGGAGAGGGTGGGGTCGATAGCCTCAGTAATGGCCGTCTTGGCCTTTTCGGCGCTGCTGGCGGCAGAATCAACGGCGGTATTGAGCTGCTTATAAGCATCCAGCACGCTCTCATAGCCGCTGGCGATAAACTCGCGCACATCCTTGCCCAGCACAGCCTCACGGACGCCCTTGATGGCTGCCGTCATTTTGCTCACGATCTCATCAAAACTTGCCATAATTTCCTCCTTTACTGTGCTGACGTTTTGCTTGTAGTGGGTATCGGATTGCCGTTGAGGTATCCCATGGAGCTTAAAGCGATACTGTACGCCATAGACGCTTTGTGGCTGCTGAGGGCCTGCAGGTCTGAGATAGAGTAAAAACTCGTCCCAAACGTAAACTTTTTCTTGTCGGGCGCGTCCAGCGGCTCGACAACTTTGGTAAGCACCAGCCATGTATCGAGTCCGTGGGGCTTTGAGAGGATGTGAGTCTTCTTCATCCAGCCCAGCCGCTCAGTGTCGATGCCGGCGTCTCGCAAGTCCACGGCGCTTATCTCCATGCCATCCAGATACCGCAGATTTTTAGATAGCTCCTCATTTGCGGCGTCCAGCAGCTTTTGCCTTGTAATCGACTTGCCGTCGATAACGATGACCCGGGTGATAATACCATAGACGCTCTGTGCCGCTCTGTCGTTGGCCGTCTCCTGGATGGTTTTGGTGCTCTTAAAAATCCACCAGCCTTTTTTCTGGTAGCCTACCGCGATGACCCGGGTGACGATGTCATCGGCCTTGACATAGTTATTGAGGTCCAGCATATTTACGCCAAACTCGACCGTCTGCGTGTTGCTCTCCGCTACGTCGGCAAGATAGTCCAGATACCGCGTTTTACCGTCGTCTGAGTACCGCACGACAAGGTAGCCGCCGTAGACGTCCGTCAGCTCAGATTGCAGGATGTCCCACGTCGTGCCAAAGTTTTTGCCGTCGCCGAAGCTTATGGCCTCATTGGTGGAGGTGTCAAAGTCGTGCAGATAGTAGCCCCTGCGGGTCGACCAGCTTCCTGTGCTGGAATCGCCGCTCTGAATCGCTCCGTCATCGCCCAGCCGCCAGTTTGTCAGCGGGGTGGTGCCGAGCTCGTAAATGTACTTAGAGCCATGAGCCGTCACGGTCACAGCGTAAAAGCTGCCGTTTTTGTAGGCTATGTTTCGCTCCACCGTAAATGACTTGCCGCCTTGGCCTTCATACTCAGAGACAACGCGTATCGCATTACCTCTGTTAATATACTCCCCGGCTGAAACGGTGAAGCTTAATATATCGCATATTTGCCTTTTATCAGCATCCACAAGATAATAATCATTACTGCCGTCGTCGTCTTTCTCGGAATCCACTTTGCAACCGCTCATGTAGACCGTCTGGAAAGACTCCTGTGGGCCATCTGCAAAAACAGTGACATCGCCCACCGTAAAAGCTTTGTATTTGTCGGTCTGGCTGTTGTGATTGCGGATGACATTTTCCAAAAATTCCCGGATGCTGATATTTGGGTACCGATAAGGGGTGAGCGCGGTATCATTGAGATACGCAAGCTCACCCTCACAGTACACTTTTTGTCTCAGGTAAAAATCCATGTCGTGGCTCATGACCCGCCCGCGCCAGATGGGCGTGCCGTCCTGCTCTACCTCCACAATGGTCTTGAGCTTTTGCAGCGCCGAGTGGGCAACATTGCCCAGCGGGAGCGTAAACTCAAAACTGCCAGCCTTTCCGGCCTCACGGGTGAGAGTCGGGGAGATGAGCAGCGTAGCCGTAGTGCGCAGGTCTTCGCCAGTCGGGTCATAGATGCAGGCTTTGGTGTCCCATACGCCTACGGCGGTCTGGGTGCCTGCATAGACTTTGTAACTCACAGACTTTTTACCTCCGTTGCCGTATCATAAATAGTGTCTGTCTCAAAGTTAAAGGGGTCCCACTCCCAGTCAGCGCCCGCCGCAGCGGTGAGGCTGACTTTGTATGGGTTGCAGATGCCGGAGATGGTAAAGACATTCTCCCACCGGTCGCGGCTCTGGGGGGTCACTGTCCAGTAGCCCTCCCAGTACCACGACGGGTCATCATCAAAGATGCAGCGCAGCCACTGTCCCTGCAAAGCGTTTTCGAGGGCGCTCTGGATGTTGGGCCAAAGTTTTTTTGGCTTGACGCACTTGAGGGTGATAGTTATCTTGCGCTGGGTATAATGGACTTTGCCGTCCAGGGATTTGGAGAGGTCCAAAATGCGGTCGCTAAACGGCACCTTTATGAGTAGGCTCTGGTCCGGTTCTGCCGGGCCGACGGTCGTACCGCCCACCACGATGTAAAGCCCCCAGTCCTTGAGGGTGTGATGATCGCCCAGCTGGACGCCCTGTAAAGCTGCCATTTAACCACCTCTTGCTTTCCGGGCCGCGCGGATGCCCAAATCTCCATCAATGCCATTGGTGAGTGTCGGCTGCATTGCACCTGCAAGAGCCTGCACACCGTTAGCGTCGATGACCAGCGTACCAGTGCCGATCGCCGGGAGGTGCTCATCCAGCGAGTTGGAGATCCGCTGCAATACGCTAAGCTGCTGCTTGCCGGTGGTGTCCTGCTGACTACCAGCAAACGGAGACGCGGTGACGCTGCTGTAGCGGTTGAGCTGGTCGGCGCGGGCCGAGAACTCTGCCAGAGAGTCATACACCGGCGTTGTGCCGTAGGGGCTCTTGTAGTTGTTGGTGACGTCGTTATCGCGGCTGCTGCGCCACTTGGCAAACGCTGCGCCGCCCACAAGGGCTGTCAGGCCGAGGATAGCAGCCACCACGGGGTTTGCGATGATAAAGCCCACAATGCCGCTGAGAGCTTTTGTAATGACGCCCGCCATGCCCGAAAAGTTTCCGGCGATGCCCGCCAGCTTGGCACCCATGCCGCCGGACGCGCCCAGCCCGTCTATGACCTGAGTGAGGCCCTGCACGGCCACTTTTGCGTCGTTGGCGTCCGAGGTAATGCCATCGGTGAGCAGCTTGTGGAGCGTATCTTTCAGGCCGCTCATACCGCCGCCGGAATAGCTGTCGTTGATAGCCGTGAGGGCGTCCGAAAACCATTTTGAGATGATGTTGCGCTGCTCTTGCGTGACCTCGCCCCAAATCAGCTTTGCAAAGTCGGTGGCAAGGCTCGTCCAGTTGCCGTTTTTGAGGTCGGTGAGCACACTTTGGAGCGTCCCCATGATGCCGTTTTGCCATTTGGTCTTTGCCTCGCTGAGATTTTTGTCAATACGAGACTGCATCTCAGAGACAGACAAAACCACATTGTCGCAGGTCTGGTTGACCGTGGTGGTGATTTTGCCATCGGCATCGGTCACGTTTTTTGTGACCTTTTTAATGGTCTTTTCTGTGCCGTCCACTACCTCAATCCACGAGTCGGTGATAGTCTGCACCGTCTCTTTGGTGGTGCCTTTGAGCTGCTTAGTGGTGCCGTCATAGACGTTGTAGGTGTTGTCGGCAGTCTCTGTTACACGCTGGATGCTGCCAACGATGTTGCCAGTACCAGCAAGTATCTCCTGAGAGGTCTCCTTGATGGTATCGGCCAGCTTTTTGGTATCAGCGGCGACGTGCTTCGGGGTTGGAGTCTCGGTCTTGGTTTTGGTCGGGGTGGGCGAAGTGGTAATAGAGCTTTTGCTTTTACCAGAAGGCTTTGCAGGCACCCAGCCGTCATTCTCGTCCCACACCATCCCAGCGTGAGATTCATCCCAGTCCTTTTCCCCCTGTTTTGTTGTCTGGTCAGCGTTAAATGCATTCCAGTACACAGCATCCCAGTCGCCACTAAAAAGCGAAATTTCGCCTTTTCTGAAGGAATCGGCAACAGCTTTCAGGCCCACAAGCGAGGACTTTGCCTTGTCGATCACACCGGAAAGTCCGGTTATCTCTCCGATAAGGCCCGTCCATCCGTCGGTTTTGTAGGCTTCCTGCGCGGCCACCGTCATATCATTAAGATTTGAGATGACCATGCCGATGCCGTTGGACAAATCGCCGGTCATAAGGCCAGCCAACTGGCTCACGTTATCTTTCAACGTGGATACCCGGCCATTCATGGTCTGGCTCTGGGTGTCCATGGCGTTGTAGTAGCGCCCGCCCTCTTCGCTGGCCGCAATAAGGGCCTCAGAAAGCAGGTCGTAGCTGATCGTCATGTTCTGGACATCCTGCACCGATTTGCCGGTGTAGTCGGCCAAAACCTGATAGATGTTGATGCCAGCATAGGCAAACTGCTTGATGTCGATAGCGGACGCTTTGCCCACGTTGGCGATCTGCTGCAAGTTTGCCGCCATGCGGGACAGCTCCACATTGCCGCCGCCGGTGGCCGAGACAGCATCACCCAGTGCCATAATGAGCTTACGGGAATACCCGGCATTTTCACCGGCGCTGATAAGCAGCTGGTTTGCCTCGGTAAGCGATGCCACATCAAAAGGCGTGCGGGCGGCGTCCTCCTGAATGGCTTTCATGGCCTCGTTCGCGGCCTCTGCGCTGCCCAGCATATTGGTAAAGCCGGTGGTGTATTTCTCGATTTGAGCGTTGTACTCGATGCCTGTCTGGACAAATCCAACAGCAGCATCAAGCGCTTTGCTTGCCAAAGTGGTCAAAACATTGCCCAGAATCTGCCCTTTTGCAATAGAGCCTGCAAGGCTGCTTTCGGTATTTTGGGTCGAGTCGCCAAAGTTTTTCATGTAGGTGCCGGCATTGTTCAGCGCCTGCTGTACCTCGGCCAAATGCGTACGCTCGGCTTGTAGCTGAGTCAAAAGAGCTCTGGTCTCTTTCGACGTCTCACCGGTGGCTTTGGCCTGCTCATTGTACTTTTGAGCGGTCTCATTGACCCGCTTTTGCAGGTCTGTGTACTCTTTGGTAAGAGACGCCACCATTGTCTTTGTGGAGGCTTTGGTCTGCTCAATGCTCTGCTGATACGCCGACGTATCGAGGCCGACTGTAGCCATCAATTCAAAGAGCTTCAGGTTTCTTCACCTCCATTCAAGCCATTTTTGATTCTCTGTATCACTTCTTCGGCGCTTTGCTGTGGCTCTGAGGGGCGGGGATCGATGATTCCTGCCACCCGGTCAGCCCAGCGCTCTTCTACTCCTGCAAAGCTTGCCAGCGTGTCCGTCATGTATGCCTGGTAGCTCAAAGCAATAGCCTCTTGCCGCCGGGTGTTCAGGATGTGCTGGACGATGTAGGGCTTGCCGATGAGCCGCAGCATATCAAGCCGAATGGACGAAGTCAGGCGTCGATACTCGTCTGGCCCAGCTTCGCCAACGATAACAAAAAATCCAGCACGTCCTTGTCCTCGATGGTGGCAGTGATAACGCGCAGGGTCTTGAACGGCGTCATGGTCTCGGTCTTGCCGTCCTTGTCCACGTCCGGCTCATAGAGCAGCGGAAGCAGCTTGGCGGTAGCCTCAGCGTTCTCAAAGAGCAGGCTTTTTGCCATTGCCTTGAGGTTTTTTCGGCTCTGCTCTTCCCTCTTCTGCTTCTTTTCTTCCTCGGTCTCGCTGCCGTTAAAAACCGGCATGACCTTGCGCAGCTCCATGACTTTGGTCTTGGTCAGCAAGTCAGACACCGCGTCAGCGATGAGCCAGCAGCGCCGCAGGAACTCGGTTTCGTCCATCTGATTCAGGGTTTTCATATTGTAACCTCCTTATGCTGCGACCTTGGGGCTGTAGTACCACTCCATAGGCACCACGTCACTGCCCAGACGGGGGCAGCCGGTCAGGGTGACTGCAATGTTGCCCTTTCCCTTGTCGGTCGTCTTCAGGGTCAAACCGCCGGTGGACAGTGCGTTCATCAGACGTACAGCCACAAAGCCGTCGTCGATGGTGTCGCCAACAAACCAGATGTCCTTGAAGTCGCCGGTGCTGGCGGTTGGATTCAGCGTCATACGGGGCGTGACTTTCTTTTCACTCACATCCGCAGCGCCCAGCGCCAGCTTGATAACGTCTGTTGTGACGTTCAGGGCCGTAAAGGCCAGCGTGCATTCGTAGTCCTCGATCTGCATCAGCTCTGCGGTGTTCTTCTGGGCGTTGTCCACGTCCGCGCCCAAATCGGTGAAGTTTGCCTTGCAGGTCGCGGTGATGCCGCCGGAAGTGGCGCAGATGATGTCTGCGTCCTGAATTTCGGTCGTGCCGGACGGGTCAAAATCGTTCAGCACGACACCGGCATTGATCTGCATGGATTCGAACGCTTTCTGCGAAATTTTGGAAAATTTTCTTGCCATATTGCTCCTTTACTCACGGTATAAACCGTGTGAGTTCAAAATTGAGGTATTCGCACAGATAGCCCTCGGGCGGGTTGTCGAGCGGCTGCGCCCATGGGCTGCCTTTGTGCAAAAGAATAGCGCCGCCCTCGCATTCAATGGTCAAACCATCTGCAAGGGCTGCGCTTATCCTGTCTTCGGTCTGTAAAATAGGCGCCCGCCCTTTGGCACTCGAGTACCAAAGCCGGGCGTGGAAGGTGCCGGACTCATTCCAGCCGCCGGGAATTGTCGGCTGATAGGTCAGATACGGCAGTTCTGCGCCGGGAGGAATGTTGTCTTCCAGATAGCCCGGGATGCCAAAGCCGTTGAAAAAAGCGTTCAGCGCCCGGTTGATGCTCTCAGACGGTCCCATTACGGCAGCACCGCCTTTTTGCACTTCACGGCCCGCAGGCCCATGCCGGATTCTTCCGGAGCGCCGCCCTCATCGGCTGCGCTCGTCACCTGAAAGGTCTGCCCGTCGCTCACCCGCTTGACGTAGTCCGGGAAAGCCAGAGGCACACCGGTGTTGACCAGCAGCGTATAGGTGGACGCTGTAGCCGCCTGCTCTGCAACCTGAGCCTCCACGGTGGTGTCGTGGCGCTCTACAGCCTCAAATTCCGGGCCGTCCGTCCAGCCGGACACAAAGCCACCCACGCCATCCGGCTCATAGCTGCGGGTCTGAAAACGGTATTTTTGGGTAAAGCCCTGCATCACGGTGGATGCAACGAACGGATTGACCATGTCACATCTTCCTCCACTGGTTGATTTCGGCCCGGAACTTGGTCTTACCGTCTGCGGGTAGGCCGTCCGCGCCTGTAGCCATCGTGCCGGACCAGCCGCCGAAGGACTGGGACACATACACGCCGCCGGACGGCAGTGCCTTGTCATAGGCGTCGATTTTCTGGGCCAGCTCCACAAAGGCAGGCGGCACGCGCATGGGCTGTACCGTGCCGTTAAAGGTCTCCGCCACCAAATCACCGTCCCCGGCCTTGTGTACGCCATCGTTGAAGATAGAGCCGCACACGAGGAAATACTGCCCCGGGACTACCCCGGCGGGAACGGTATCCGGCTCAAAGGCAAACTCCCCGGCAATGGGGTCGTCTGCCCGGTCAAAGAAATTGTGCGTGTAAACGCACAGCTCAGGGACGGTCATTGGATGCCTCCTACTCAAAAGGGGCGATTACTCGCCCGGGGTAATAGTCTGGACAGAGATGCCGTCCAGATACTCAGCGAACAGGGTCATGCCCATGACGGCGAAGCTCTCAGAGACTGCGGTGTGGTAGTTGCCCTGAGTGTGGAAGCCGATGAGGTTGCTTGCCTCGCCCGCAGTGGTGTAGACCAGACCTGCCTTGGAAAAGTCGCTGTCGGCGGGGTCAACATAGTACAGGACGATGTTGTCCACCGGGGTTGCGATGACCTTTCCTCGCGCGATTTCGCCGCTGGAAAGCAGGAAGATGGTGTTGTAACCCATGAAGTCCTTGATGTACTGGAAGCCGAACTGATTCTGGACAGTGATGTTGGCCGCGCCCAGGTACTCGTACACGTCCAGAATGTTGGCGAAGCCCACGACGCCGGTGACGGTGCGGTGCATGTTCTTGAACTTGTCCTCAACGCTGCCCTTGGCCATCGCCAGAGCCATCTGGAAGGTCTTGGGGGTGCCTTTCAGGGTGCCGGTGTTCAGATACTTGTAGAAGCGGTCGGTGACGTTCGCGGTCAGCTGGTACAGGAACTCGTCATCGGTCTTCTGAACGGCGACATCGTAGCCGTACTTCTTGATGGCTTCCAGCGAGACGGCTTTGGCGAACTTTTCGACAGTAATGTCAGCATAGGTCTTTTCTTTGACGGTGAACTTGCTGTAGGGGATCTCCTCGCCCTCAGCAACAGTGCCGATCTGAAGCGTACCCTCGGCGTACTTGCTCTTGAGGGTAGTGCCGGGCTGCATCCGAATGGGGCGCATGATGCCCATGATGTCGCGCAGATGCTGCCAGTTGCGCTGGAAGCGGGTGACGAAGTCGATTTCTCGGGGGTTGATGGTAATGTCGGTAGTTACGATAAGGTTTTCTTTTGCTGCCATGTGTTATTCCTTTCCGCCGCCCGTGAAAAGGTCGGCATTTGCTGCAATCGCGGCCTGGCGTTCGTCAGCGTCCTTGATTGCAAAAATTTGGTCTTTGGTCATTTTGGAGCCGGTGTTGGTGGGCGGGGTGTCCACCTTTGCGCCGGTGGTCGTGGTTGTAGCCACAAAGTCGCCCCACACGTCTTTCTGGCTGTCCATGAACTTCTTTGCGTCCTTGACCTTGCCGTTCTCGTCCAGCTCCAAAGCATCGATGTCCGCGCCGGTCATTTTTACAACGCGGTCAAAGTGCTTTTCCAGCACGCCATTGTCCTTCAGCAGCTGCTTGTATGCCGCTGCTTTCGTGGCCCGGGTGTCCTTCTGGGTCTGCTGGGCCTTGTAGTCGGTCAGCGCCTTTTCGGCGGCTTCCTTGCCACCGTTGGCTGCGTCCCGGTCCTTCTCGGCCTGTGTGCGGGCTGTTTTTTCTGCATCCAGCTGGTCTTTGAGTTCGTCCGTCTCCTTGTGCAGGGCGTCCAGAATGGCTTTTGCCTTGTCATCGTTGGAGGTTTCGGGGTTCTCCAAAATCGTGCGGATGTCAGCTCTTTTGAGTGCCATGTGATAGTCCTTTCCGCCCTTGCTCGGGCTGCCATGCTTGGCAATAAGGTTTATTTGCCGGACGTGCTGCCGGTGTGGTGCCGCCTGTGGGGCTTGAACCCACGGCCCCCGGATTACAAATCCGGCGCTCTGCCAACCTGAGCTAAAGCGGCATAAAAAAGCGGCTGACGCTGTGCGCCAACCGCTGAGTATTTAGTTTTAGAGCGAAAATTCACAGTCTGTGGCTGTCGGATAGTCCTGCGCTTCGGACGGAACATAGACCAAAACAGAAATTTTGGCTTTGCCCTCGCCGTATGTGTTATCACACATCTCCTGAAGCGCTTTGCGTGCCTGAGCACCAGCCGTAAACAACTCTTCGACTTTTGTAGCCTTGGGCTTGTTCTTTTCCTTTACCTCAAGCATCCGCTTTTTGATTTCTTCAATTCTTTCGGAAGAGTTATGATAAAGTCTTTCTGCTTCTCCCTGCATTTTCACAACAACTTCAAGCTGTTTGCTCAAGTTTTCAAGCTCTGTCATTCTTATGCCTCCTTGTTTCCTTCTTCCACTGCGATTTCTCGCAGCTCGTCAATGTGATTTTCAACCGCCGGGCGGAGGAACGGGCGTGGGGCCATGCCCCGGGTAAAGTGCCACTTGCCGTTGAAGTCCTTCCAGACCCACGGCGTTTTGCGTCCGTTGCCATTCTCGGCAAAGATGCCCGTGCCAAGCTCCACATACGCGCTGTAAAAGAGATTTGACCCGATGGTCACGGTCTTTTTTGCAAGGTCTACGGCGTAGGTCAGGCTCTGCTTGAGCGCACCGCCTACGTAGCCCTCAATGCCTGTGCTGTCTGCCGTTCCAGTAGGCACAAGCAGCTGGGCGTAGTCCTGCACCGTCATGCCCCAGATGGTCAGCACCCGCTCTGCCCATAAGTCCAGAGCCTCATGCAGCTGCGGGGTGTTGTCGGTGAATTTGATGTCGTATTCAAATTTCATGGTTTAATCCATGTATAACAAAACCCCGCCCCGGTGTGGGGCAGGGTCGGTTATTCAGTTAGGCGAACATTTTAGTTTGACCGTTGATGTTCTGAATCATCATTGCGGTGTTGGTGCTGGGCTTCCAGCGGTTGACGTACTCGATAGCTTCATCGAACAGCTTGCGGGGAATGTTGTTGCGGGCGCTCACTCGGAACCAGTTCTGCAAGTCCTTGTTCAGCTCACAGTAGACCATGCCGCGAACGTGGGTGTCCTCATACGCCGGGGAGTCTTTGCCGCCCAGAACTTCAGTTACAACGCGGTGGTTCACGGCGTTCTTGAGGGTCTGCTGCTGGCCGTAGTCGATAACGGAGTTGTTCTCCAAAGCCGTCACACGCTGGTCAAGCTGTGCCGTGCGGTTGTCCAGCAGGAAGATAGCCTGCATCTCTTTGGTCATCTTCGGCATCATGTAGGAGCCGGTCTTGCGCAGGGTGGGCAGGACTTCGGAAGTCACCCAGTCGGTAAACTTCTCGGCGGTGGGCAACTTAGAGCTGAACACCAGACGGTAAAGGTCAGATTCAGGAATGAAAGTCATGTCCTGTTCGCCGCTACTGGTGGGGAGGCGGTGTTTTACCGCCCCCTTGCAATGAGCAGAAATTGCATCCTTGGGCGATTTATAGCCCAGTGCCATTGCGACATCTTTGCCGCAAAACATAATTGCGCCGTTCTCTTCTTCTAAGGTGCGGACGGTGCCAAAGTCGGGGTTGTTGAAAATCTGAATGTCGTTCATAATTATTTCTCCGTTCTCTTGATGATTCCACTTGCGAAAATCCACACAAGACGCAGGCGGCGCACATCGGCCTTTTTCAGCAGGCCGTCGATGACCTCAATATAGCGGTCACGTTCAAATCGAGTATCGTTCATGCGCTCACCTCCGCTTCCAGCACTGCATCAACTTCCTTTTCCAGCCCGGTGAGGGATGCAAACAGGTCCGTCAGCATAGAGCTGTACATCGGGGCTTCTCTCCAAATCTGGCTCACAAGCTCGCTGGTGCGCTCCCGCTTGATCATATCGGTCTTGTGCGTTTCATCAAACCAGTTGGCAAAGATGTTCAGTAGGTCGTGCATTACTCGGAGTTCGCCAGAAACAGCATCCAGCTCAAGCTCCACCTTCGTGATTTTTGGTGTTTCCATTGCTAAAACCTCACATTTTACTTGACAAATCGCTTATAAAAAAATAAAATGGAGGTGCAAGGGGCTTTTGTGGTTATTGGTCTCTGGCGTTTAGCGGTTCAGCGTTCCAGCGCTGGCCGCTTTTTTATATGTGTCAAATCGTGCCAACTGCTCGGCTCTGGTGAGCTTTACAAACTCCTTGCTAGTCACGGAGCATCACCTCCCGGTATTTGCTCCCTTGCACCTCTGACCTCCTTCCCATGCATCTATTATACTACGATTTGCGTAATTCGTCAATACGTTTTTCGTAATTTCTACGAATATTTTTTACGCTTTGCGTATTGACTATTAACGGATGGCGTAGTATTATAGATGTAGGAAAAGAGGTGCTAGAAATGTCGATAAGCTATCACTTAAAGGCCTTGCTCGCAGACGCAAACATGACTCAAAAGGAACTCGCTGAAGCTACTGGGATTAGACCGCCTACCATATCAGCGATCTGTCTTGGCACTATCAAGCAGTTCCCCGTTGGGGCGCTTGACAAAATTTGTGAGGTGCTTCATTGTCAGCCCGGCGATATACTGGAATATATCCCGGATGACCCGAACAAGCCACAAGCGGACGCTGAAACCGATGCCCTGCGTGCGGCTCTGCTCAACCAAATTAAAGGTCTGTGACCTTTAGGCGCTGCCGCCCGGCAGAGCCTTATTTTTATACTTCATTCTCGTTCCTTCTTTCTCTTGCGCTCTTCTGCCCACCACATTTGCTCTTTTTCCTTTCCGCCCTTGGATTTATACCACTCGGTGTAATCCATGACGGGGGTGGTCTCTTTGGTCACATTGTCTCGCTGCATGGCGTTCTGCCGGGGATACTTGCCCAGCGCAGAGGACAGCACGCAGCGGCAGTGGTAGACCATCTCCGGCGCTGCGTTGGGGTCGCCGGGTCGCTGAATTTCGTAACCCATGACCTTGAACGGCTCGTCAAGCTCTGCCGTCTGCTGGTCAAGCAGGCGGTGCATCTCACGGGTGCGGTAGTCGTGGGTGGAGTTCCACCGCTTTTTGACCTCGATGCCCAAAGCCTGGGCGTTACGCATCTGCTGCAAAGCCCCGGCGTTCTGGGCACTGGTAAGGGCCGTGATGGCGTTGCTCATGGCCCAGTGGATCTCCGTGTCTGTCATGCCGTTTACAGCCTGCACGGCGATGTCGTAGACGCTTTTGCCCTGCACGATGCCCTGCATGACGTAGCGGTTGAACACCCGGGCATCATAGGTGCGGTTGCTCTCGCTCTTGATGCGCTTGTTGGGCACCATGCGGGGGTTCTCCTTCAGCAGGAGCTTGACTGCTTCGGTGTTGTACAGGGTCAGCCCGAACGTCACGCCTGCGGCCTGTTCCAGCTCGTAGAAAGCCCAGTTTGCGCCAAAGGAAAAGATGTTGTATTGCTCGTCCCGGGCCAGCTTGTAGGCCGTCTGCTGGGCTGTGGTGCAGGTCTGTGTGATGCCGTCCAGCTTCTGGTGCATCAAATCGGATTGAAACACCTGATTTTGCAACCAGATGCGGTAGTCGTCCTCGGTGATCTCGCCTGCATCCAGCTGTGCCCGCTCGCGCTCGTCCAGTGCTTTGTACTTTGCCAGAAACTCGGTCAGTTGCTCCTGCATCTCCCGGCGGGCAGTGCCGTACACCCGGAGGATACGGCGGCGCAGGCGGTTCAGCTGGCGGGGAGAAATGCGGTCACGGTCGGTCTGTTTCATGACACTGCAAAAGTCACAAGCGCCCATTTAGCCCATTCAGGCATATCTGCGCTAAAAATGCCTTTGACGTAGTAAACAGCTAAAACGGCGTTCAAAATTACGATTCCAATGATAAGCGCAACGCACACGCCAAAGAAAATCCAGAAAAATATTTTCATCCTGTCATGAATTTTCATCCTCGTTGTCCTCCTCTTCCTCATTCTCGCCCGCGGTTTCCCGTTCTGCGCTCTCCGCCATCAGCGCGGCCTTTGCCTGCTCCTTTTGTTCCGGGGTCAGGTTGGGCAGCAGGTCAATGGCCATGTCCTGCCCGATGATCGGCGCCTCAGAAATCACCATGCTGACCTGCTCAGCTGTGTTGGTGATCTTGCTGCGGGTAAAAATCGGGGACACGTCGCCCAACCCAGCCAGCTTGCAAATCTGCTGAATAAAGGGCGTGAGTTGCGCCTCGAAATCATCCGCGTTGTGATTCAGTGGTTCATAGGCTGCGTCCAGATGGTCGTTTGTGCTATCTGCGCTTACACAATGCACGTCCAGCCCGCCAAAGTCCTCATAAGACCGGCTGTGCAGCAGGTCAAGCAACGTACTCCGGGCCGTTACGGGGATTTCGGTGGTGTAGGGCTGCACCTTGCCGCCATCGCTGGTGTCAGCGTTGGCGACGTGGTAGAGGTTGAGTTGCTGTAAAAAGCCTTGCAGCTCGTCCTGCGTCATTCCGCCGAAGTTTTCGCACAGCCAATAAATCTGCGCACAGTCCTGCAAATCGTTACAAAAGCCGGACATGACAAGGTCTGTGTTGTCGATGTAAGCTTTAAGTCCAACAAGCGTACTCTGGTGCAGGTCTGAGCCCCACAGCGGTACAATGGGCAGGGCGCCGTAATTGTCCTCTGTGACAGACTCTTCGCCGCCCACGTTGGTTGTAATCGTGGTCTTGAGGTATCCACGCTTTGCCACAGCCTCTTGCAGCGGGTATGCGCCACGCGCCTGAGACTTGTACTCGGTGTATCCGTCTTCTTCGTACAGCACCACTTTTGTTGCCGTGTCCGGGTTTAGCTGCCAGTACCGTACAGCCGCCCGCAGCGTGCCGGTGTCCTCGTCATAGAGCGGGGCAAGCTCGGTCAGCTTAAACACGTCCAGATGGTCGTAATTCCAAAATCCAAAGCTTTCGCCGTGGATGAGGGCAAAATACCCAGCCTTAAAGACCCGCTCGTCGAAGGTTGCGCCCAGCTTTTGCTTGTCAGTGCCATCGGCGAATGTGACGCCGTTGCCCAGCGAGTACGCCGCGCGCTGCTTGTTGAGCCGCCGGAACAGGTTGCTTTTGACCATATCCGGCCTCATGATGTCCCGGGTGTTGTTTGTAGCCCGCTTTAGCATCTCTGCATAGGATGCGGCGAACTGCTCTGCGCCCGGGTTTTTCTGCCGGTCGTATAAATCAGCAGCCAGCGCGCCCGTCCTGCCCGCCACCTGCGGGGAAGATTTGTGCTGCTGGATGAAATCCCACAGAAAATCTGTGAGCCGCCCTTCCTGCTGGGCCTGCTGGAATGTCTGAAACGTAAATGTAGCCACTTTTTATCCTCCGGCCCGCTTGACAAGGCGCTTCGTGCGTACAAAATACCGGATAGAGTCCATACAGTGGTCGTTTTCCTTGATGACCACATCTTCTCTGTCCGGATCCCATGCGTAAACGCCAAACTCCTGTATGGTGCGTTTACACTCTCTGTATATTTTTAATCTGCCGGTTTGGAGCATCGTCTGAACGTCCAGAATGCCGCTCAGAACGTCGTTGTTTGCCGCCTGAATCGGGAGCCCGTTTTGCTTTAGCTCTGTGATAAGCGGCAGTGCAGACGGGTCAACGACGACCTTTTCTGGCTTTGTGCCGTTTAACCATCGCTTGAGGTCTGCGACGTACTCGCCCACGGTCTTTTGCCGCTTCTGTTCGCGGCCGCTGTAGTAGTACTCCCGGGTGACGATCCAGCAGTCTGCATCTGCCTGCTTCTGGAACAGCAAAAAAACCGTTGCGTTCTGGGTACCAAAGTCGCACGCCACATAGGCGCTCTTTGGAGACAGCGCCGGAAGTACGTCAACAACGTGCTTCTTGCGGTTGAACATGTCATATACAAGGCCATCGGCCACCGTCCACAGGCCCAGAACGTATCGTTGATAAAACACGCCGGAAAAAGATTTTTCATAGCGTCTGATGGTTTCTTCCGACAGTCCAGGGTTGTCTCTCAGCACAAAGTGGATGTGCTGGGCGTTGATCTCACCTTTGTCCGCCTTGCAAATCCAGTCTGTATAAAACCAATGGGAAGGTGCTGCCGGGTTGCAGGAAAACCAAACCTTAGACCCGGTAACAGAACAGCGGATCATGGCCTGATCTACAAAGGATCGCGGCTGCAACACCACCTCATCAATAAGGCAGCCAGCCAGCGTGCGGCCCTGAATTAAAGCATAACTGCTCTCATCTTTGCCGCCAAACACCTCAAACACGTTTGTGACGTTGCCCTTGGAAACCGTTATGGTCTTGTCGGTGCGGCTCCACTTGATGCTGTAGCTCTTCTGTGCATACTGCATGGCCATGTAAGGCTGCACAATATTCTTTGTGGCACTGTCAACAGTCTTGCCGCAAATGCCGAAACGTCTGCCATTGAAACGGGCCATTGCATCGTCCACAAATCCAATCATCATGAGGGAGGTTTTTCCCGAGCGGACAGCACCATCGCAAATCAGATAGCTGTATTCCGAAAACCGGAACCGCAGTATCTGCAGTTGCTTCTCACTCAGTGCCATTCTTGCCCTCGCTTAACTCAAACAGTGCTTTGCTCAGATCGTCCACAGGGGTCTTTTCATCCAATGTGAAATCCTGGACAAGCGGCTTGTCCTTCCACTTGTCCGGTTTCCGGTTTTTCAGGAAGAAAATTTGGGCTGTAACATTGGCAGGCACCACAACCTGTTCCTCTGCGTACTCAATGCGCTCTTCTTCAAGTCTTTTTTTTCCATCCACCATAACTTTTTTAAGTTTGATTGGCTTCTTTACGGTCACAGTGCGGGTCTTGCAGCTCTCGAACAGCTCATTTTCAACAATGTAGTCCGCAACTTCCTTTCCACTTTTTAAGGCTTCCGAAAATTCCGGAAATTTGTTTTTCCACTCGCAGAGGGTCGATACTGAGCAGCCTATATTCGCGGCAATCTGCTTGTCTTTGAGGCCATCTCTTGCCCATCCACGAAGCAGCGTCAGTCCTTCAGGCTCTAGCCACTGCTCAAACTTACCTTTGCGGCCAATCTCAGTTCACCTCTTTTTCAAGGACAGCCTTTTCTCCGGTGAGGTCTTCCCATCGCTTGATAATAACATCAACGTACTTCGGGTCGTACTCCATGGTATAGGCCGTTCTTCCGTTCTGCTCGCAGGCAATCAACGTTGTTCCGCTTCCGCCAAACAGGTCTAGCACAACGTTCCCGGTTTCTGTGTTGTTTTTAATCTGGTAATCAAAAAGAGCAACAGGCTTCATCGTTGGATGCAGTTCACTCTTTGCCGGTCTGTCAAAATCAAGAACCGTTGTCTGTTTTCTGTCACTTGCCCAAAAATGCGCTGCGCCATCCTTCCAACCATACAGGCAAGGTTCGTGTTTCCACTGGTAATCCTGCCTCCCCATGCATAACGTGTTTTTGTTCCAAATCAGACACTGTCTTACAGTCCAACCAACGTCTTTACACGCCCCACGGAAGTTATACCCTTCTCCATCTGCGTGCCAAATATAAAAAACAGCGCCAGGTCTCATTACAGCGTCTGCGCTTCTGAAAGCGCTGGTCAGGAACCGTCTGAACTCTTCATCGCCCATGTTGTCGTTTTGTATAAGAAGGCCATCTGTTCTTTTGTGCCTTTTTACGGCTTCGCTTACATCCCGCACTGCTCCGTAGTTCACGTTGTAGGGGGGGTCTGTGAGGAGCATATCCGCTTGTGTTTCTCCCATTAAAGATTTTACGGACTCCTCGTTTGTGCTATCTCCGCACATAACGCGATGCCTGCCACACTTCCAGATATCCCCCAGCTTTGCCTTTGGAGGTGCGGCCTCGTCAACTTCGGGAGCCTCATCCTCAGCAACCTGCGTTTCTTTGTTGTCACCAGCAGGAAGGTCAAAATCAAAGTCAAAGTTCCCAAAATCAACTTCTGCCAGCTCCCGTTCAAGCTTCCCAAAATCCCAGCCAGACATTTCGCCGGTCTTGTTGGCGAGGATGCGGTACTTCTGCTTCTGTTCTTCGGTCAGGCCGGTGTAACGTACCACATCAGCAGTGTTCACATGGAGCTGCATCAGAGCAAGACGTCTTGTGTGTCCGCTGAGGATGACGTTGTTCTCGTCCACCTCAATGGGGTCAAGCGCGGTACACTGCCGCATACTTTCCGCGCAGGCGTTCACGGCTTCCGGGGAGATCACACGCGGGTTGTTCTCGTATGGAACCAGATCTGCGACCGGCATTTTCAGCAGTTCTTTCTGAATCATTGCTTTCACCTCCCTGTAAAGCAAAAAACCGCCCGGAAATCCGAACGGTCAAAATATCGAATGTGCCGCCAGCTGGATTTGAACCAGCACCCACGGAATGGATGTGCGCAGTGGTTGGCTGTGCAGTGATGTTCCCGTGGTGTCACCAACGTTGTCCCGCCTTAAATGGGCGGCGCTCTGCCAATTGAGCTATGACGGCATATAAGCAGCACCCGTGCATTCAGTTCGTTGGACAGGCGTCAAACGGTGGGCGCTGCTGCATCCGGAACTTTCGCGGCCGGATGCCCCGCTATTGCGCGGCCCCCTCATAGGGCACGCAAGCACTCCCGGCAGGGTTCGAACCTGCAACATGCGGTTTTGGAGACCGCTGCTCTACCGCTTGAGCTACCGGAGTATAAAAGCCGCCCTTGGAATCGAACCAGCCGTGTCTACACACACGCCGCGCTCCAAACTGCGCTCAGGCGGCCATATAAAAACAGCTCCGGTTCTCCGCCAGGGCTGTTGTTTGACGCACATCCCGTCGGGAAGTCTACCCACACCCTCGGGGATTCAAAGCTTTCTCTCGTGGCACGGGAGGTTAAGCGTGCAGCTTTGTGGGGGATGAGTCCATGCGCCATACGGTGCGATACGGCGGAATCGAACCGCAGCCTGTCTCTCGTGAGCGACAGGCTGCCTTTGTGTCAGTGTATCGCATAGAAGCAGCCCGCAAAACGGTGAAGGAGAACAGGAAAGCATGAAAACCTGTCACAAGGAAGGGACCGTTCTGGAGGCTGCGTGGCAAGCGGCTACCGCTTAGCGCTGAACCGCTTATTAGAATTTTACATCTAAGCTTACAGACTTGAAAAGAGCTGACCCCTGCCAAAATCACGCTGTGTTTTCTTGTGCATGTTGTACACTTTGCACGTCAGAAAACTCGTCCCATATCTCAGCCAGGGCCATGCATCCGCGTTTGATTCTCCGGTAGACCACATCTGCCCCGCACACGCCGACTTCTTTTGCAATTTCCTTGTGAGACTTGCCTATGACATAGTGCTCGCAAATCGCTTCGGCGCATTCCGGCTCGGCTATCAGGCAGTATGCCCTCCGGGTGGCCTCGACACGCAGATTGCACAGGTCCGTCTCCATCCTCTGAAGCTGTCGGCGCTCGGTGTCCAGCTGCTCTACAGCAAAGCCTACCTTGTCCCCATTGCCACCACCCGCAGGCATCCCGCTCAGGCTCTGGGTGCATTTTTCTGCCACGTCCCAGATACGTTGTATTTTTTGCTTCTGGACTTCGATAGCTGCCGCAAGGTCGCGGCACTGCTGGAACCACGCCTTGACAGTGCGGTAATCCACGCCGCTGTCCGACTTTGGCCTGTCGGTGTCAGGCGTCCTCGTGTTCACCATGTATCATCCTCCCTTACGTCATGTAGTCCTCAAACCGTTTTACAGACTTGAAGATAATCTTGTTGTTGCACCATCTTTGCAAGCGCCGAATCTCTTTCGGTGCAGATGGCTTGTTATAAATCATCACATATGGGTCATAGCCCAGATCGCGAAGTGTGTAGATGCGATACAGGTCTTGTTCTAATGTGCTGTTGAAGTTCGTTAGACAGTAAACCATGCCAATGTTTGACTTGCGCCGAAATCCTTTTGCAAAGTCTTCAAACTTTCCTTCCAAGTCGTCATTTGGGTTATCCCATGCAAAATGTAGCGTACCAATACGCATCTTGTTGATGTCCTCAATGTCTGCTTGATTCAACAAGCGAATGTCCAGACCTTGCGTGAAGTCGATTTTGGCGTGGGTATCAATGTACTGCTGCATAAGGTCACGCTTATCTTTGCAAGCTGTGATGTTTGGGTCTAAAACCTTGATTTCGTCCTGACCGCACCAAAAGTCGCTTACATCCGCCACTTTTACGGCACATCTTCCCTCTTTTGCTGCAACATGGCAGAAGGAACATCCTCTTGGGCATCCCCGGCTTGTCATGCTGACTGCAAACTGGAACTGTGGGTAAATGCTGTAATCGGGAAAAGACTTTTCGATTTCAGGCGGCAAATCAACGTCTTTTGATTTATCGAATATTTCTTTGCCGTCCACTGTGCGGATTGCGTATCCTGTGCCGCCTTTAATCACCTTGTCAGCGTTCAAGGGTTCCGGCACGTCAGGGCTGTACACGTCTGAAAAAATCTTGCTCATGTACACGATGTCATAGTGGATAAAATCACTCCACCACCATTCAACATCATCTCCCTTTGCCTTGTGATAGCTCGAAATCCGCATCAATGCAAGGTTTGGAAAGTTATGCCCGTCTACGTCAACCAATCCGATCTTCATGTTGCACATTCCATTTCTTCAATCTCAATTTCAACCCTTGGGGTCTTCCGATCAAGCTCCACCCGGCTGCCATCGTGGGCGGCAACAATTTTGCTGTTGTCGTCTTCCAGCACGTGGGCTTTTACCAGAATGTCCGTTGTGGCCTCGATGAGGTTTGCCAGATCGACCCGGCGGGCGGTCTTCATGTAGTACACGCACCTCACGTTCACGCGGGCAGAAATGGGGCTGCGCGGCCTTTTGATTTGCCGCAGACAGTCCGTCTCGTAATCCACGTAGGCCTTGCTAGGGGCCACAAAGCGCTTGCCCGAGCGGCTTTTGAGGATGCGGGCAGAGTTCTTCTTGGTTCGTGGGTCGCCGTAGAGGGTCAAGTACATTGTACACCACCCCTCTTGTACTCCATCCAGAACGTATTGTTCATGCGCCTGCAGTTCGCTTTATCTTTTTGCGCTTTTCGGCCTTTTGCAATGCGTTCGCAGAGGTCGTAGTAGTGCTTTTGGCAGTAGTTTTTTCCCGGAATCGCCATGCTGTCGCACCACTGGCATTGGCCTGTCTCCTTGAAATGGCGAGAATGTTTTGAATGCCATTCTCTGTTCCATCTTCGATATTTAATAGCGCATTCTGAGCACATTGTCTTCCCGCATTCTGCTTTACGTTTACCGCATCGAAAGCACATTCCACTGGCTTTTAGTCGTTCTCTGCGTTCCTTCTGGTAAGAGTTCACTTGTGTCCTGTCTTTGTTCTTGCGCCTGATTCTGTCCGTTTCACGCTGTTTTTCAAGACACTCATCGCACAGTACTCTGCCGGGAGAAGCCTTTGCATGCTTACATGCCGGGCAGATTCCATGCTCTTTGTACCACACGTAATCCTCATGGTTTGGCATGAGCTTCGCTCCCCTTTAACATTTTCAGGACATCTTCTGCGGTGCGGTAGCCCATCACGCCACCATGACCAAGCAAGGGTTTGCCCATCACTTCCAGCAGTCCGTCCTGCCAGCCATAGGAATCGGGCGTACAGATTGCGTCCCAACGGTACTTTCCGTTTTCCGTCACAACGATCTGTTCTCCGCCCATGTATTCGCGGTCGTAGGTGTGTTCGACGCCCATCTCCGTGAGGGCGGCGTCCAGTTTTTGCATTTCAGTCATTTTTTTATCATCCCTTCCATTGCCAGCTGCTCGCACTGCTTTTCAGCTTCCCTGCGCTGCCGTTCATACTCAAACAGCATATCTGCGTACTCATTGCCCACACGGCGGACGGCCGTTTCCAGCATCTCCGTCACAAGGTCGTGATACTTGTCCGCGCCCTTGCGGCTGTTCCTTGCAACTTCCCGGGCTTCCCACAGGTCGGTGAGTTTGTCCCGCCTTTCGGCGGTGATCTCGCCATATCCGTAGGCATCCTGGATCTGCTCCATGCTTTCCCAACCTTCCAGCTCAGCAAAGGGGTCAGCTTCGGCCTTTGCCATGCTGCGGGCTTTGGTCTTTTTCTTGACGTACCGGGTCAGACCGTCCTGCATCACGGCGCGGGCATCGTCCATCGCCTTTCGGATGGCCTTGACTTCCCGCTCCCTTTTGAGCTGGTCGGGCTGGCTGACCCACTCGGCCATCAGCTCAGATTTGGTTTTTGGTTTCATCTGTCCGCTCCTCCGTTCGCTCCCATGTACTTCTTGCGTCCCCGCTCCCGGTGGCGGTCCTCGTGGTCGTAGTGGTAGACTTTGCCTGTGTCCAGCATCTCTCGGGTGTAAGCGGCTTCTGCCAGCTCTTCTGCCATCTGGGCGAGAATTTCGCCCTGTGAAAGATGGTCTATGATTTTAGCCATTTTTCAGCACCTCCGTCCTCACCGGTTTGATGTCCCGATACTCGGGGTAATGGTCGCCCGCCAGCTGGCAGGCCCGGAACTCTGCCGCAAACTGACTCGCGGCGTTGATGCGGTATGTAAGTGCAGCGTTCCCGTGCGGGCCGCTGCACTCTACGATGACTTTGTATCTAGGCATTTCGTCCTCCGTTCTGGTTTGCCTGCCCAAGAAGCTTTCTTTCTGCCCTGGACTTGAGCATTCGGGTGCGGGCAGCAAGGCAGCGCTTTTCCAGCATCTGCTCGCTCCGGGCCTTTTCGACGGCCTTTTTCCACGCCGGGAGAAGCTGGCTCTGCCAGCTGCACTCCGAAATCACCTCGTGGAATGTCTTGTAGGCCATCTCATCCGGCACATCCTTGAGCGATGAGTTCGCCCAGATCTCCGCGATGCTTGCGCGGTTCTCTGCGGTCTGAGGCCGTCCAAAATAGGCCTCAGCGTCCGCAAGGAGCTTTGTCATCATCTCCACTGTCACGGTTTCACCCCCTTGAAAATATTTGCGTAGGCTTCTACGGTGCTTTCTGTGGCTTGTTTCCCGCGAGGCTGCTCTTGTCGGCGCTGCTCATTCGCTGCCACGTCCCCCGGGGCGCGTATCCCGTCCCGCTGCCAGCCAGACAGGATGCCGTTGATGTAGTTCCACGAGCGCTTCCCGGCCTCTGCGGCCTTGTCGATCGCCAGCAAAATCATCTCCGTGCTGTACTCCTGCCGCCATTTTTGCAGTTTTTCCAGCGCCGAACGCGGGAAGTCTCCGATAGCCCGCTGGTAATGCTGGACGATTTTTGATAACTCCATATCAACGGCGGCGGTGTTATCGCGCTTTACAACATCTACATCCCCATCTACATCTACATCTCCATTTACATCTACATCTACAGTTATTTTTGTTATGTCGTCATTAACATTGTTATCGTTTGTTATTTTTGTTATGTCGTCAGGCTTTCCCCAGCGTTTTGCCATACCGCGTTTTCCGGCGTTGCTGCGTTTCTTGCGGGTTTCATCCCATTTTTCAGACGCCCGTTTTACGTCGCTGCACATAAATTTCCAGTTGCCACGCATCCCACGGTCTGAAAATTCGGGCTCTTCTCCGTTTTTGGCATACCGTGCAAGAGCTCGCATCAACTGTCCAACCTCTGCGTCGGAGTATTCTTCCAGCGCGTCGAACCAGCTCAGATACGCCACAAATGACTTTTTATCGTCCTGTGCCACTCAATCACCTCCTTTGCGCGCCCGTATGGCCAGATAGCACAGCTCTCGGGTTAGAACGGCAAGTCCTCCGAATCGTCGATGACAGAAAAGTCGTCTGCGCTGCCCTGCGAATACTCCGGTACGCTCTGAGGCTTCTGCGGGGCGCTGTGAGCGGCGTTTGCTTCGCGCACATGATTTTCCGTTTGCTGGTCGAAATCGCGCACAGCGGTCTTCTCTGCGGCCTTTCCGCCGCAAAAGCTCACCTGCGACGCAAGAACCTCGGTAGCCGTGCGGTTGTTGCCGTTCTTGTCCTGGTACTGACGGGTCTGCAAGCTGCCTTCGATGGCGATCATGCTGCCCTTCTGGAAATACTTGGAGACGAACTCGGCGGTCTGCCGCCACGCGGTGACGTCGATAAAATCAGCCTTGCGCTCTTCGCCCTGCCGGGTAAAGCTGCGGTCAACCGTGATGCGGAATCTGCACACGTTGGTACCGTTCTGGGTGGTCTTGAGCTCCGGGTCGTAGACCAGACGGCCCATCAGCGCAACAACATTAAGCATGAGGCACACCCTCTTCCTCGGCGTCGCCAGCGCCTACCTCGTAGTCGATGTTGGCGCCCATCAGGACCTCCGGACACTCGGCGCGGGCAAAGTAAGCGGCGGCGCGGTACTTGAGCATCATTTCGGTCATTTTGGGCCAGTAGCTGCCATTCTTGCTCCACCACCCGGCGTCTTTCGCCATCTTGACCGTGACTTTCGGACCTTCGACCTTTTCGCCGGTGAGCTTGTCCACGCCGATCAGGCGGCAGCCCCAGTTGTCGGTGCCTTCCTCGCCCTCCATGCGGTAGCGGGTGCGGCCTGCAAACTGGCCGCTGTTGTCGATGAGGGCTTTGCAGCTCTTGCCGCTCCATGTGGGCATACCATGGACGACGTAAAGGTTCTGCATGACGAAGAGGTGCGAGACGCCCATGCGCAGGGCCATCTCGCAGGCGATAGCACACGCACCGGGATTGCCGGTGTAGGTCTGGGGCAAGAAACCCTCGGGAAGCTGCGCCATCGCGGCGGCTTTGGACTTTGCAAGCATCCAGTTGCGCTCGTCAATGGTCAGGCCCTGCACCTTCTCGGCGTAGCTCTGACGCGGCGACTGAGCGGGTGCAGTGGGCGCAACAGGCGCAGGCGCCTCGACACTCTGGACGACAGCTGCATTCTGGTTGAGCATCTCGATAGGGGTCTGGTTTTTCTCAGGCATGATGAATTTCCTCCTCGGTAAATTTAATATTGATGATATTTGCATAACGCTTGATGGCGTCAAGCTCGGATTTGGTGCAGCGGAAGACGAGCTTCCGGTCCCGGGGTTCTTCCTGGCGAGTGAAACGGGCAAAGAAATCGTCATCGTACTCGTCCGGTGTGTAACCATCTCCGTAAGCGGCACCCGGTTTGACAAGGCTGATGGTGTATGGGTTCTGTGCCGGACCTTTGTAGTTGTCCGGCATCCCGCGAATGACAGCTTCCCGCAGCATGGTGCGATACTCGGTCATGTAACAAAAATCTATGGATTCATACGGCTCGGGCATGATTTCCTCGCCAGCAGCGGCATGAACGATGTCGATGAGGCACATAAGCTCACCGACCCGGCGATAAATTGAGTCAATGGTGCGGCGTGTCTCAAAATCGCTCAGTTGATGGCTTCGGGCGAAGCCGGTGAACAGAGCTACAGCATAGTTGACGTCGCTGGTCAGCTTATTGCCGGTGCTGATGAGCCGGAACAGCACATTGTCGTTCCCGACGTACTGGAAAATGCCCTCGGCCTTGTTTGAAAGGTCTTTGATGCGGGCTCTGCGGGCTAACGTCTGACTCATGTGTATTACCTCCCGTAAATCTTGCGGCCCGAAGAATCCAAGACGTCGATATGGTCATAAAGCGGCCAATTTTCGTCCGCCCAATGCTGAGCCTGCACACTTGATAACACAGGGTCGAAACCAGCAAAAACCAGTTTATCGCATCTGCCAGAATCCCCTTTATGGTAAGCATGGCAGCAGAATGAAGCCTGCTGCCGAATCAACTCTTCCAGCTTCATGCGCCCTTCTCCTCATCCTGCGGATACTCCGGGTTCCTGGCATGGTTGCGGACGATTTTGCCGTAGCCGCTGCGCTTATACCGTTTGTTGTCCTCATGCATCCCATAAAGCGACATTGCCAGCCCGGCAGTGGATGCAACAATAATCCAAGGTGCGGCATGCGCAGCCTCGGCGATGTCCCAGCCGCCCCAGTAGGTCAGCGCAACGGCCATCAAAGAGCAGGCCCAGCGCCCTACCTGCACCGCGCCGATAATGGCCAGCAGGCCTACCGTGCCGGTGGCGACGAACGATTTGAGTTTCATTTTCTCGGTTCCTCCTGCGTGTAAACCTTTTCAAGCTTGTAAAAGTCCTTCACCCACGCCATAAAACCGGCGCGGGAGATCAGCGGGGCAGCGCTCTTGGTGTCAATGGACGGCACCGCCCATGCCGGGAAGCTGCCGGCCTGAATCATACCGGTAAAGATCGGCTCGCTCACAGAAATGTCGTTATCACGCATGATCTGGCAGCACTCTGCAATTCCCATGCTCTTCTTCACTGCCGCACTCATCCTTTCTTGCAATCTGGTTTTGCAGTGCTTTTTCACGGCTCTGCCTCCGCAAACTCTCCATTTTTGAGCGTGTACAAGACGTTTTCTTTGATGTGGGCGCCATCTACTTTTGCCATCTTTGCCCACAGCATATTGCCGTCATCGTCGTACTCAGTCAGCACCAGATAGCAGCCCAGTGCGCCGCACGCCTTACCGCAAACACCGTTTACAACGGCAATGCTATCTTTGCCGTATGCTTTTGCTCTGCAATAAGCCCCAGTGGCTGCCGCCGTACTGTAATAGCCGCTGGAACCCGCCGTGCTGTAATTGCCGCTGGAAAAATGTTCTTTGCCCTTCACCCGATTAAAAACGGAATTCACCGTAGCTTTTACCAGCCCTGCAAAATTCACCTCGCCTTTCACCGTCAGCTCAGTGCAGGCCAACTTACTGTCCTCTACGCTTTTATCCACGTTCCCGCCGCACTCGACCTCAAAAAAGCGCGGGCTATCCTTCAACGGGTAGTAGTGCAGCACATCCAGCGGGTTCTCGCAGGCGTGCATACCAGCATTGCAGCGGTCAGCCTTGTCCTCATGGTAGGTCTTGCCCACCTCGTACTGCTTGCCACGGCACTGCATATTTTTGTCCATGGCCTTATATGCGATGATCTTTTCACTCATGGGTGTCCTCCTTTCTATCAATGTCGCAGCACAACATTGGACGAATGAACCAGATAGGTCACGCCGTCAATCTTCACTTGCAGCTGGTCGCCCTCGTAATCGTCCCAACTATTCAGCTTACCCTCTACAATCGTTCCATCGGGCATTTTTAGCTGTGCCCATGAGTAGCTATACGTCAGGTCTACCACCTGTTTGTTGCATCCAGTCATCAGCAAAGCGCTTGCCAATACGGACGCTACACCAACAATAATTTTTTTCATGCTCGTTTCTCCTTTTAATAAAATGTCTTCTCTTTGCTGTGCCATCGCAACGCCTGACCGCTCTTTGCCATGCCATCGCTGCGCAACTCTCGGCATTTCTTCTCTCTTCCATGCCAATGCATCCGAAGCAAAACCTTGCCGCAGCGAATCGTTACGGTGTACCGCTTTTCCTTCGCAAATCACATCAGCGCTTTTCTCTGCCATTCCTTCGCATTTCTTCGCTTCGCCATTCCATTGCCAGACTAATCAACGCCTTGCCTTTGCTTCGCTCTACTCTGCCTTGCCTGTCTGTGCTTCTCAGTGCCGCTGCGATGCTCTGTGCATTGCCACTGCACAGCAGTTCACCTCATAGCCTTTGCCAAGCGGCTCGTTGCTCTGCGACGCCTCCGCGAATCAGGGCCGTCAATGCCATGCCCTTGCTCTCAGGCCTTCACCTCATAAGCGGTGTAGGTAAAGCGGCCCTTTCCGCTGTTGCGCCACTGGCCGATGCCGCGCAGGATGCCATAATCCAGCCACTCACGCACAACCTTTTCGTGGCTGTCGTCAAGGAGGATTACGTCAAACTCGCAGGTGCTGCCCGCCGGGATTTCCTCACTGTTGACCAGGCTCACGCGCTCGCCCTGTGCGGTCTGGGCTCGGAGAGGACGCTGGCACTCGGTAATCTCACCGTTTGTCAGAATCGGAATCATGCGGGGCTGAATGAAGATCAGGCCGTCAATGACCTTCTTGTAAGCAGTCAGCTTGCCGCTTTCGTTCACGGCCTTCTTCTTGCCCGTCTCGGTCTTGCCGCCGATGCGGGAAAGCATGCCGCAAGCATCCTTAAACATGCCTTTGATCTGGTAATCGTAAAAAATCGGATTGCCGTCCGGGTCACGCGGGAAAACGGTCATACCCTTGTCAGCTACCGCATCGGGGCCAAGAGCCGCCACTTCATCCTCGATGGTTGCAGCATCCGGCGACTTGCTGGCGAT